TAAATTTATTAATTTACACCCAAGCCATAGTAGTTATGTTGATTTTACTTTTCAAGCATCAACAAATGGTGGTTCAAGTTATGGTGTTACATCTACTTCTACTTGGTTCACAGCTTATCATTTAGAAAATGATAGTGATGCCGCTATTGAGTACAATGCCGCATCAGACCAAGCACAAGGTACAGCTTTTGAAGTTTTATGTGATAATTTAGGAAATTTAGATGACGCTTCAGCAGTTGGCTCTTTGTTTTTGTTTAACCCATCATCAACTACTTTTGTAAAACATTATATGTCAGAAACAACATATATGGGAAATGACCCTAACACTCTTAATCCTAGAAAAGCTGGATACTTTAATACAACTTCAGCAGTTGATGCCATTCAATTTAAAATGGCAAGTGGAAATATAGCTTCTGGCACAATCAAACTTTATGGAATAAAAGGAAGCTAATGAGTATTGTAAAATTAAATAACAGATCAGTAAAAGATATAACACAATTTGGTTCAATAACTTCTCTTGGAAGTCTTACACATATTGCAACACAAACAATTTCATCGCCTGTTTCAAGTGTTCAATTTACATCAGGAATAGATAGCACATACAAAGAATATATTTTTTATTTAATAAATTTACACCCAAATTCTAATTCAGAACCAGATATAAGAATGAATTTTAGTATAGATGGTGGAAGTAATTACAATGTAACCAAAACATCTACATCTTTTTATGCAAGACACGCAGAAAATGATGACTTTGCAAGTCTATCTTATGATACCAATCAAGATTTATCACAATCAACAGGTGTTCAATACGTTGGTTTCAATCAAGAGGGTGCTGATGCTGATGCATCTTTATCAGGTTTTATTCGTTTGTTCAATCCATCATCAACCACTTTCGTAAAACATTATATTGGCGCAGTAAGTTATATGCACGATTATCCAGCCGCATGGCATCAAAGATTTGCTGGATATTGTAATACAACAAGTGCAGTAAACGCTGTAAGTTTTATTGGAGAGTATGGAGAGGGAACATCAGGTAATATAGATGCGGGAACAATAATCTTGTATGGAATAAATTAATATGATAGATAATTAAAAATGCCAAGGTATCACAATATAAATGGTAATATAGTTCAATTTACAGCAGAGGAGGAAGCTGCTAGAGACGCTGAAGAAAAAGCTTATGCTGATGCAGCTCCTGCTAGAGCTTTAGCTAGACTTAGAGAAAAAAGAAATAGACTTCTTGCAGAGACAGACTATCTTGCTTTATCAGATAATACTCTGTCTGATGATATGAAAACATATCGTCAAGAACTCAGAGATTTTCCTGATGGTAAAGATACTGTTGAAAAATGTGAAAACGCTACTTGGCCAACTAAACCGTAAGGTAAATAATTATGTTGCAAAAAATAAGATTTGCACCAGGATTCAATAAACAAGTAACTGCGACTGGTGGAGAAGGTCAATGGGTCAATGGTGATAATGTTAGATTTAGATACGGTAAGCCAGAAAAAATAGGTGGATGGTCTCAACTAGGTTCTGTTGCAATTACAGGTAGAGCAACTGCAATCCATCACTTTGTTAATACATCTGGTATTAAGTATGCCATTTTAGGAACAAACAGAATTTTGTACGCATACTCTGGTGGTATATTCTATGATATACATCCAATTAAATCTACAACAACTTTAACATCTGCATTTTCCACAACTAATGGATCAAAGACTGTAACTTTAACTTTTTCATCAGCACACAATATTAATAAGTTTGATATTATATTATTAGATAATTTTACAGCTATAACTAATTCTGATTTTGTATCTGGAGATTTTACAGATAAAAAATTTATGGTAACTTCAATACCAACAGACACAACTCTAACAATAGAGATGGAGTCAAACGAGTCAGGATCTGGTGCATCTACATCTGGTGGTATTAGAGTTCAACATTATTATCCTGTAGGACCTGCAGTTGAAGTTGCATCTACAGGTTGGGGTCTTGGGTCTTGGGGTGGACAACAAGCTGGACAATTTACATCTACATTATCATCTTCAATAAACGCTAGTGTTACGAGTTTAACAATGGCTAGTTCATCTTCGTTTCCGTCTTCAGGAACAGTTTTAATAGGATCAGAACTAATAACATATACGGGTAATAGTGGCGGAACCTTATCTGGACTAACTAGAGGTGCTTTAGGAACAACTGCTGCATCTCATAGTTCAGGTGCAACTGTTACAGATGCATCAAACTTTTTTTCATGGAACGCTGCAGCATCAGGAGATATTGTTACAGCACCTGGTTTATGGTCGTTAGATAATTTTGGTAACAAACTTATAGCAACTATTAATAGTGGTGAAAGTTTTGAGTGGGACTCTAATCCTACAGGAGCAAACAATACTAGAGCTACTATTATAACTGGTGCACCAACTGCATCATCATTTACTCTTACATCTACTCCCGATAGACACTTAATATTTTTTGGAACAGAAACAACTATTGGAACAAAATCTACACAAGACCCAATGTTTATTAGATTCTCATCTCAAGAAGATATTAATACTTACACACCATCAGCAACAAACACAGCTGGTACACAAAGACTTGCAGATGGATCTAAAATTGTAGGAGCGATAAGAGGTCGTGATGCAATTTACGTTTGGACAGATACTGCTTTATTTACCATGAGATTTGTTGGACCTCCATTTACTTTCTCGTTCCAACAAGTTGGTACTAACTGTGGATTGATTGGACAAAACGCAGCTGTTGAAGTTGATGGTACAGCTTATTGGATGTCAGAGAATGGTTTCTTTAGATATGCAGGTAGACTAGAATCATTACCGTGTTTAGTTGAAGACCATGTATTTGATGATATCAATACCATACCTAAACAACATATTAACGCTGGTTTAAATAACTTGTTTGGTGAAGTAATATGGTTTTATCCAAACTCTGGTTCTGGTGTTGTTAATAGAATGGTTTCATTTAATTATCTAGATTCAAGCCCTGAACGTCCAGTATGGACAACTGGCACATTAGCTAGAACTGCATGGCAAGACTCTGCTATATTTGGAAAACCACACGCAACAGAATATGACTCAAGTGCAGAAACAGCAGACACCGATGTTAATTATGTTCACGGTAACACCGATGGTGCATCAACATACTATGAACACGAAACAGGTCTTAATCAAGTAAAAGGCGGTCAAACATCTGCTATCACTGCAAGTATAGAATCTGGTGATTTTGATATTGGTCAACAAGGACTATCTGGAGATGGTGAGTTTATGATGAAGATAAGAAGAGTCATACCAGATTTTTTAGCACAAACAGGTGATGCTAGAGTTACATTAAATTTAAGAGACTTTCCAAATCAAACACAAGCTAGTTCAACATTAGGTCCATTTACAATCAATAGTAGCACAACCAAAGTAGATACACGAGCAAGAGCTAGATCCATATCTTTAAAAGTAGAAAACACAGGATCAAGTCAGTTTTGGAAGTTAGGAACTTTTAGAATAGATATACAACCGGATGGTAGAAGATAATGCCATTAAATAAAAAAGGTAAAAAAATAATGAAATCTATGAAAAAACAATATGGTAAAAAACGTGGTGAACAAGTTTTTTATGCATCATTAAATAAAAAAACAATAAAAGGAGTAAAAAAGAAAAATGGCTAAGATAGTACAATCACTAACACAACCACCTGAAAAATACGATCAAGCAGTATTTTTGTCTTTAGTAAGAGATTTAAATGGTTTGATAGAAAAATTAAATTCAACATTTCAAGAGGAAAAAACAGAAGACAATGATTCGATTGTTTTCTTTTTAGGATAAGTATGGCAAATATCTTTGTAAATAAAAAGGTAGATTTAACTACTGATGCAAATACAACTTTGTATACTGTTCCAACTGCAACCACAGCTATTATAAAATCAATACTGGTATCTGACGATTCTGGTAGTGGAAGCGGTATCACCATAACATTGACTAATACTAGTGATGCTGTGTTTAGTATTGCCTTTCAAAAGCCAATTCTAGCAAACACACCCACGGAGATATTAACAAATCCATTAGTAGCCGAAGCAGGAGAGATCATAAAAGTGGCGGCTGCCAATGCAAATAGACTGCATGTTATATTGTCAGCTATGCAAGTAACCCCTAGAACGGTGGTAACATAATCTTGATTTACTATCTAAAAGATAGTAAATTGATAAACTCAGGTGAAATTCCTGCCTTTTAAATTAAACACAATATATTATAATTATGATAAATAGAGCAAAAATGCCAAGACAGCTACGTAATAAAGGTGGAATAATGAATGTTGTTCCAAGAACTAATTATTTAATTGGTGGTATTAAAGATAGAGTTA